AATCAGTTAACAATTCATATTCAGTTTGAAATCCTTTGTAAATAACATTCTTCTGCTTGTTTACAAAGTTACCCTTACCCCATGTGCGAATCTGCTTTGTGGCATAGTCTTGCACAGTGATCAGAAGAACTTCTTCGGCAGCCGATTCTACATCGGGAAATCCATTCTCTGATGCAGTCTCAATGTCAATGGTTGAGATCTTAATTTTTTTAGTATCAAACTTAATTTCGTCTCCCGGATACCGATCAGAAATATACTGATAGATGTATCGATCATTTCCGTAAATACTAAAGTTCTCTACACCTTCATATTTTTTGATAAACTCACGACAATCCCTTACAGTGCCAGGTTGAATCTCTTCAACATACTCACCACTTAGAGTTTTATATTTTGTTTTGTTATTTGAAGGTACAAAAAGAGTCGGGTTAAACTTTTCCCGTGTCATGAAATGTTTACCATTTTCATGACCACGAACCAGAAAGTGATCCCCGACCATCTGAACATTAGTATAAAAACGCATTAGGAAGTCAACTCAAGATACTTGTCAATAATTTTACCGTTAGGTTCTATAAACGTTAATACATCATCAGACCTCATCATCATTTCACTTTGATTAGTGAAGTCACTCATCCATGAAGTCATTTCACCAGATTCTGACAGCACATACGGTTTGATTAGTCTGCAATCAGGTGCTCCAATATCTGCCACAACCTCTTCGACTTCTGCAACTAATACTTTATCATTCTTCAATAGAAGACATTGAATGTTCATTTCCATTTACTTTTTCCTCATACATTTCTCTAATACTATCTATTGGTTCAACAATAGTAACAATCCAGTCTGGACGAATAGGAATTTGTATGTCTTTGGTTAGAATAATCCAGGGAGACATACTGACTTCCAAATCTCTACTTGTTTCATCACTATCTTCTGTTAAAAATATTGATGATCTTTCCTGAACAATATGTGGGTTTTCAAAAAGATATCCACATACTTTTTCATCAGAAATCAATTCTTTCAGTTCTGAAATTACTGTCTCACCAGATTTCAAAATAGCAAGTTTTACAGACATTTTACGATATTACCTCCATATATTATAGCAATAAAAAAGAGGGGAGTCAAGACGCCCTGCTCTGCCAGCGTCTCTTTGCTGCTTCTCTCATCTTTCTTTTAGTCTCTTCACTTTTAGGTTTGCCCTTCATAGATTGACTTATTTTGCGTTTAGTCTCCTCCTCAAGCGGCCTTCCCTTCCATAAATCTGACAGTTTTTGCTTCTCCTGTTCTGTCATCTTTGCCTTAGACTTAATTCCTATCTTACGCTTCGTTTCTTCGGAGTGTCTCCTCTGTCTCATTTTAGTTTTAGTCTGCTCCGAGTGGGCGACAAATACGGGAGGTTGTTTTCCGCCCCTATGAATATTCTCCAATATACCACCTTGACTTTTTCTGCCAAGTATATCAATCATATAAACTTCGTGCTTAAACGCATCCTCTTCAGTTAGTTTATCTTTAAGTATCAGTATTCTATCTCGGGGTGGTATCGAGACAGAGTGATTGGGGTCATACGCCCTATCACCTCTTCCCTTACCGACATAATAAGGTTTTCTATCTTCAGTCAGATAACAATAAGTATAATACATTTTTAACGCCTTACTTATTACTTATTTATACATTATAAAACATAAAAAGAGGGGCGTCACTGGATTGTGCCAGTCTCCCCTCTGTGTGGCGACGACTATCTATTTAGAGATAGTCCTTACGGGCATGATGCTCTGGGACTATCTTCCCCAAGGTAATGGTGAGTAGTCCGTCCTCAAAGACGACTTCCTTAACTTCTGTGTCGTCGGATAAAGTCCATGCTCGTTTAAAACTTCTGCTAGCCACTCCCTTGTGGATAAACGTCCTGTCCGATTCAGTATCTTCTTTTTGTCCTTCGACAAAAAGTTTTCCATACTCTGTGAACGCATATACTTCTCCTTTCTTAAATCCTGCGAGTGCTATTTCCAGTTTTGATTCAACATTATTTATTTGTATAAGGTTATACGGTGGATAATTCTTTGATGTTTCGTGCAGGTTAAACAGACGATCAAAATATTCATCCATTCCAATAGAATTGCGTGTAATCTTCTCCATCAATTCAGGAAGATCCGCAGCACTATATCGTGTGAGGTTGTTCATTATGGTAGCTCCTTAAATAAGCGAGTTTGTGTTTTGTGGACCCCGAAGGCATCCATAAGTATATATTAACACAAGACATAAAAAAGGGGGTAGTGAGCCCCGTATCTTTTTATTCGGGTTTCTCAACAGGAATCAAAGAGGTCTCAACATCAATGATTTGAGGCATCATATACTTAATGTCAAGTAGTTTAAAGTCATCACCACGTTTCATACGAACTTGAAATGCTGCCTCAAACAAATCATTAATCTCTTCAATTTTCTTCAAACCTTCCTCACGAACCGCATTCATCTCTTCTGCAGGGATATCTTTGGTGTATCCAACACCAATCCTCATATTCTTTTTAGGATCTGAAATTGATTCAAGAACATCAAAAGCAGCTCTCTTGAAATATGTGGAATTACCACTTACATTAAAAGGAATGATATCTACACGATTAGTAAGTGTGTTCATTTCCTGGCGAACCTTTGAAACGACACCTTTACTATCAACAGATTCAACTGTGTTAGTAGCACGTTGAGTTTTCAACTGCTTTTGAGCAATGTTGGTCACAATCTCTTGTGAAAAAGAATGTGGAATGTTGTTGATCCAATCAACACACTGTCCCTGGGTAGGTTCTTGTTCTTGAATAGCAATCCAACGTGCGAGTGCTTTGGCAAAATCTCCACGAGTAGCAGATTTGCTAGGTGGGTGGTTATTTGCACCAAGTCCAATTTCATCCCACACATCACTCCAAGTGAAACCTTCCTTAGGTTCTACAACATTGAATACCCAATACTCCAAACCCATTCCAAGGATTCCCTCAATGCGAGTAAATCCATCAAAGAGTTGCTTGTTTGTTCCTACAAATGGAGGTTGAGCATCAAGAAGAACGCCGTTGATCTTAATATTATTGGCCAAGTCTTGGACGTTCTCTTTGTTCGTTCCAAGCTCACGCGCAATGTTTACGACTTGTCCCTCTGCATTAGTTCGTTCGATCAGATCGAGTTTAATCTTTTCACGACCAGTGCAAACATAAGTCCGTCCTTTAGGAAGAGGAAGGTCCTTAAACCAATCAACATCGGGACAAGAAGATGCTGTCGGCAGTTTACGAAAATGAGACATAATTAAATAACAAGTTTGCTTTGCGTAGAGAATATTCTCTACTGGGTCAGAGGTCGCTCACGCTTGTCTGACTTGCTCATATTATAAAGCATAAAAAAGAGGGCGTCAATCCCCCCCCTCTTTTTTTATTCGGTTTCCTCTACTCTCTTTTTCTTGGAACCAATATTATACTTGGTCTCAAGAATCCATTCTCCCTTATCCTTATAAGAAAGAACCTTAATCTGATTCAGTGGAGCAATGTCCTGAATCAAATCAGCATTTACAATTTCGATGAGTCCCCAATCAGCAAGTAACTGTACGATACGATTGCGTCTCTGAATATCGTTTAAAGTTAAATTAGCGTGTTTACCATCCAATGCAAAAAGTTCCTTAAAGTGCACCAAATAATAACGACCTTGCTTATGAAGAATGTGGCAAGACTGATAAATCTTTTTTTCTTTCCGTGATGCCACACCAATACGTGTTAGCGTCTCACGAACCTTGAGAAAGTCATCTGGTTCTCCCAAAATCACTTCTACCATTTGCTCAGGTGACCACCTAACTTCAGGTTCTCTAATCACGCTCATGCTTTTCCTCCAGTATCAAATTTCGATTTAATGAACTTCAGTTGTTCATTTGTTAATATCTTCAAAGCTTGCTTTGCCTTCTCATTACTATAACCATAATAACGTTTGACATAATCAAGGTCTTTGATTTTATCTTGTCGGAGCCAGGGAGAGAATCTCTTCTTTTTCCTC